CGTCGAAGACAGACAAAACATTCAAGCAGAACTTTTTGTCGATCTTTACTTCTCCAGCATCCTTGATCAGGTGCAAACTAGGAGAATTTATTGCTTTGGCGATTGGCGTCAGCGCATCCTGGCGACTACTGTTTCTTAAGTTTCCATCGTGATTGCCCAAGATTACATACGTGGGAGCAATACTGCTGAGATTTTCAAAAAAGTCTCGACACATGTCGACAAACTCTGGTGAGATTTGTGTTTTTGTGTGTGCGATATCTCCGCAGTGAACAATATAGTCCACATCGTTTTCTCTTAGCGACTCATAGAGTTGCCGGAAAACTTCTTTATACTCAAAGTGATATTTAAGATTTCGAATGTGGGTATCCGCAATATGTGCGAACTTCATGTGACCTCCAAATTTACCTACTATACATTATAGTGCAATTTGTAATTGGGGTCAAGCTTTTTCTTTATTTAGGAATTGGATAAAATTTGTCAAGAAAACCTGTCTGTCGTTAGCAGAAAGGGTCTTGAATTCGTTGATGAGTTGTTCTGCCATCTCGCGGCCCTTTGTTGTATCCTGACCAGAGGATAGTCTACTGACCTCCTCTTTGATGATTTCTTTTAGTCTACCTTTGGTGATTTCCATTTCGTAAGTCTCCCTAAAATTCCAGACACTGATATAAGTAGTGTGTAGAATCAATAATAGTAGCATCTTTCTTTCTCTGTAGGAACTCCTGCTTTGTCATGCTTCCTACATCTTCGAAAGGATTTACGTCTACCTTATATACCTTTATATCATATTCTAGCAAAGAATTAATGATATTTTGTTCTTTATCTTTCGCATCTGGATCAAGAGCAACATAGACAGTTGACTTCTTTCTAATTATCTTTTGAAATAGCTTTGATGTTTCTTTCAATACTGAACCAAGTATCGGAATGGCATTTCCTGCGACGATAGCATCGAACGCACCTTCCACCAAAACTATTGGCTCTTCCCAATCAACATACAGGTCATTAAATATGATGTCTCTGCTGACTGGAGGATTTTTATATTTTGGATACTGATTGCCATAACCTCTTGCTATAAAGTAGTTCAAGTCCCCACTGTCGTCGAAAGATGGAATACATATTCTGCCCGCATATTCTCCGTCATCACAAAACCCTATCTTCCACCTTAGTACGTCATCCCTGGAGATATTACGACTTTTAAGATAAATGTTTGCATGCCTTGCTGAAAAGCCTTTGCTCCTGCCTGTCAATGTCTTGAATGATTCTGGTAATGCGACTCTTGTTTCTGGTATCTTTTCTTCTGTTTCAAACAAGTTATCAAATGTTGTGATATCAACAGACCCGTCAAGATCCATCCATTTTGTATATTCAGAATATGGGCCGTACCTTTTTACAAGACTTCCCAACTTTAAACCAGAATAATCGCAAATCCAGCACTTGAACACGCCCTTGTCAAGATTTACAGATAGTTTTCTTTTTCCGTGATCGCATTTTGGACACCTGAATAAATATTCTTGTCCTGAGCGATAATATCGCCCTAGAACTTCGCCTAAGATTTCGAGCTTTTCTCTTTCCATTCGCTGAGTCCTGCTTTGGCGATAACCCAACTATCTGCCCTGTCAGCTTCGCCAGGTCGTGGATTACCAAATTTAGTATATTCTACACCAAAATCAGGCACTGTGTCAAGTACAAACTCTATAACTTTTTCTTTTGCTTTTGTTCCCCTTGGAACCTTGATCCCGCAAAGCTTTCTTGCTTCTGATGCTGTTAGGTATTTTGGCTTGAAGCCAAACTGCTGAAAGACTAGCCACGAAACAATACCATTAAAGTTTTGCAATATTGACATTGTCTTTGCACTTGAACCTCCAGAGTTAAAAAACATAAACGGCTTTTCTATGTAAACTTCTTTTATGTCGTGCTTTAAGCACACATCTAAAAGATTACTCTTCATCGCTTCTGCTTTATCTATTACGTCCTTGTAGTTCTTTTTATTTCGGAGATCCCATGCTTGACAAAGAACGATGTTTCCTTTCTTATCTAAGATTGTTGCTCCGGTTATGCTTGTTGATACGTCTAATCCTAAAATCATCTAAACTTGGTGTAGACGTATTGCATATAGGTAACCAATATCGCCTCCTTTCTGTGTGGGTCTTTTTCCCTGTGCCACTGCCATGCTGTTGTATCTTTCATTTGCTTTATTTGATTGTTTATGTTTTTGATTGTTCTTTTCAACATCTCTATCTGGCCTTGCTCAGGCTCTGGAACTTCTATTCCCAACTCTCTTGCGACGTCATATAGGCCTAGAAAGTCGTTCTTCTCAATTGCAGTCTTGGCATCTTTGAATAATGTTTCCTTTTCGTTGACTACCTCTTCTGGCAATCCTACCATCTTATCTGGGTGAGACTTTACTGCTATTGCTCTATATATCTTTTTGACACTTTCCGATTGTGTTTCTTTTTTAATTGGCTCTGGGTCGGGAATCTCTGGTTCAGGTTCTGGTTCCTTGTTGTTTTGCTCTTTTGCTTTTTGAGCTGCCTTACTCACATTTGATTTCTTTTTCTCTGGATCTTCCATTGCCCCTTCTAGAATTTCTCTTTCGTGAGCTGGGCAAGTTTTACAGATCTCGTGATAGGCCTTTGCAAATTTAAACTGGGCTTCTTCAAAGGTTTTTTCGTCCATCGCCAGTTGCGCTTTGAGATACCGCGCTTGAAGAATTTTTAGTTTAAAAATTTCTCTTTCTTTTTCTGACATTTTAAAAGTCTAGTTTCATCTTGAATGTATAGTCTCTTTCTTCTGTCTTTCTGACTGGGTTTGCCAGTTTTGCAATTGCTATAAGATTCTTGTTTTCGTCGTATATACCAATTTTAGAAATGTAAGTTTGCTTAGTAAAGGAGCCTGTGGGGTCTATGTATGGACTATGTTCTAGTATCTTAATTTCCGCTTCGTCAAATTCCTTAAAGTCATAGCTAGAAGTTACTGATACTAATTCTTGCCCTTTCTTTAGAAAGGTTGGGTTTGTAGAGTTGTTCATCATACCTTTTGGTGCATGAGCCATCATGGTGACTGTTGGAACATAATTTACACCCTCAAAGTCTACAACAAACGCAGACGCTGTAACAGCGCCTTGAGCGGTAGCATCAAAGGCACCGACGCCAAAGTCGGTCCATTTTGGACTAGACTGCGTGTCGCCAACATATTTATCTGTGAAGTTTCCGTTTATTGACCACGCGCCGGTCAGCGCAAAGAACCCCTCATTATACAGAACAACACCGCCGACTTTACCATCATTTGTTGCTGCGTTATATGTACCGGAAACCTGAATGAGTTCTCCGTTTCTCTTTGTGTCTCTGAGTTCTGCTGCCAGAGTTCCTGTTATATAAAACTTTAGCGATACAGAACCTTTCTTTATCGAGGATCCATAAAAGATTGAAGGAACCTCAATCAAGCTCATCTCATCTTCGCCCTTATTCCAGCTGATGGGCCTATTAGTGGACGCAGAGTTAAAAGCATAGTGTTCGCTTAAGTGTGTGTATTTATCAAAAGTGTTTCTTAGTGCTAATATAAACTTTTTATTATCTGTGGCTTTTTTATAGCGGCCATTGTCTTCAATAATGTCTACAATAGGATCGCCTGTTGTTTTAAATCTGGTTCTGGTTATACTGGCAGTATGAGGGTATTGTCCCTTTATAAGATCTCCTTCTACATAAAGATCTTGATCATCAAACTCTTTAGTGCTGATTGACTTCCATGCGGTTCGGGATCCCTCTTTCGTTACGAAGGGATAGATGGTGCCACCCTCGGGAGGATTCCCAGAAGTATCAATAACTCTATCGACGTTCAACTCATAGAGACTTAAGAACCCTTGTGTTGTGGCATTTACATTGTTGAAATTTGCTTGTGAATTTTTAAAGCCGTTAATATAAACTTTACCATCAAAAATTACAAAGTTCTGCTGAGGAAAGGTCTTTATCCTGTTGTAAAGAAGGTCCTCTGGTTTGAATTTATAATATGGCATAGCACTTCTTAGTAATCCAATCTAACTCTTAGTGTCAACTCGTTTGTTGGATCCTTACGAAGCGGCTCAGAAAGCTTGGCTGCAGCCAAAAGCTCATTGTCCGGAGAGTACAATCCAACAGAAGTTATATAACTAACTGGCATATCGCTTGGCACGTTCTTTACTCTGATCTGGCTTTCCGTCAGGTAAGTTGGGTTTGCACTGTAGTTAAACTCATTATGGTGCGCTCTGCAGAAGTAAACAGTGGAGTTCAGCTCTGTCGTATTGTTAAATGAAACATTTAGCAATCTATGTCGGAGCGCATCACAAGCTGTCTGAATCGAAGACCCTGTAAACAAACTATAAACATCTGACTGTTCCAGGGCAGAGATATCATTTCCTGCGGCATCGACAATCTGCTTATGCATCATGCAACTTGCAGAATTCAATATACCACCTGTCAAATGATAAACCACAGCTGGCGATGTTGAAGCAGTAACCTGACGTACACCTGCAGGTCCGC